AAACGCGACCTGCTCTGTAAAGATGCAGCAGGCCTGCGTACCGATCGCGCCCTTTTCGACCTGCGCGCCGTCAATGCGCTGGAACGGGAAGAAATCCCCGCCCACGTTGTCAAACACCTCAATGGTGTTGCGGTTCAGCGCGTATACCTCGTTGCGCACCTTCAGCAGCGCCACCACCGGGTCAGGATCAACCTCGCTGGAGCCGTATTTGAGCGGATTGACTTCCAGCGGGTTCGTGAGTTCAGTGACGACGAGGAACTCGCCGTCTGTGGTCATCCAGTAGCCGTCAACCCACACCACATCCAGCACGACCCCCAGGTCGGGATCGACGTTCTGCACCAGCGTTCCAGCAGATGGATCGTAGAAGAACAGGTTGCCGTTGGACGCGATGCCCAGCAGAGTGAACGAGTAATCGAGCGTGACCTGATTGCCGTCGTTTCCAACGTCACCCAGCACCGTGACCGCGCCCGTGCTGCTGACCGTGACGAGCTTGCTGCCCATCACGCGGTAGCACACGCCGTTCCAGTTGATGCCGCCCCGATCCAGCCCTGGCCCCGTGCCGTTGGCCACCAAACCATCAGCAGGCCGCAGATAGTCATTGCTGACGCCGCTTGGCACAGGCACCGGCACCAGATTGACCGGATACGACGTGCGAACGTCCGGGCTCTGGTCGGTAAAAACGCCGGAAAGGATGGGGATTTGCATGTCAGCAGTTCCAGGCTTTCAGAGCAAGCGCCTTGCGCGTAGGCCTTCCCTTTTCGTCCTTCATTGGCCCAGGCATACCGCCCATGCGGGCGCAAAAAGACTTGCGCCGCGCTGCGTCCTTTTCCGTCTTTGGATTCGGCGCTGGCGGCTTCAGATTCATGCCCTGCGCTTTGGCAGATGCACGTCCCTTGGCGTTAAGACCGCCCTTTGGGTTTTGACCCTCTTTGCGAGTCCACGCAGGGGACTTGGCCATTACAGCGCTCCGATTGCTTCGCTGAACTTCTTGATTCGCATCTCGAGATTGGCGCGGTCTTGTGCCATTGCATCTTGTTGCGCAGACAACTCAGATGCCCTGGCCGACAGTTCTCTGTCGCGCTTATCTGCGGCATCTTTGCGCTTTTTTGCATCAGCATCAAAGGCCAATTTGTCTTCCGCAAGTTGGCGCAGCTTGCCGTTCACCTCTTCCAGCAGCGACTGAAGCGTTGCCTTTTCGCCGGCAGCATCTGCTTCTGCCTGCGCTTTTGCGGCCATGGCTTCAGACAGTGCACGCTCGGCGTCTTGCTTCATGGTGGCAGCGTCTGTTTGCGCTTTGGTCAGCACATCCACAGCCTGTTGCCGCAGATTGTTAGCCTCAACAACCGCAGACATTGCACCTTGGCGCTGCTGAAGTTCATCGCGCAGCGCAGCCATTTCTGCCAGTTGCTTTGGCAATTCAGTGCTGAAAAATGCCAGATAGTCAACCTGGGCAGCGTTTTGGACGTCCATTACAACCTCACTCGTAGAAGGTGATGTTCAGCTTGGCGGACGGAAGCTGCGCCACGAATTGAATCTTCGCCAGATTTCCGTCATAGATCATTGTGCTGCCCGCGCTCAACGGCATCCCCTCCGTTGGAGTTGGCGCAACGCCGTCGTCTCGCCAGCGCACAGGGCCGCTCTCTGGCGTGATCAGGGCAAAAGATGGCATCTTTCCCTGACGAGCAGAGGATGGCAATCCGATGCCTTGAGGCAACAGAAGAGACTCAATCTTCTTGTAACCAAGGCTGATTTTGGTACGCTGGCCCATCTTGCTTCCCCTAATTACACCGCGACAGACCCAGCCATATCAGGCTGCGTCATCACCCATGCATAGCATCGGTCCAAGAACGATGCGCCCGCTTGCGCCTCAACGCTGTCGAGGTCCGTATGGTAACGCCTGAAGTCCACATCTCGCGTGTCGTCACCGGGCGTGGCTGTACCGTAGCCTGCGACGTCGATCATCACGGAGAATTTCGGCCCGCCTGCACGCTGGCGCGAGATCGCGGCGGTGACGATGCGGAAGTAGGCCCCGGCGAACGGAACGCCGTACTGAGAATTTACGAGGTCGATCTGGATTGCCATATTTTGCTCCTTTAAGCGTATGTCACTTCACTGGTCTGCACCGTCGCCACCCAGCGGATGTTTGTCGCAGCGGCTCCAGTGACGGTGATGGCGAGGCCACCGTTCGTTGTATCAGCGCTGAGCGCCAGCGTCCAGCCTGGGGTGTTGTCAATCGCTGTCACTGTAGAAGCCACCAGTGTTGTGCTGGCCGCGTTTGCCTCGCGCCGGATCAGCCCTTCGATTTTCCACGCCGCCGAGGCTGTGCCACCGGAAGCCTGTTGGCGGGCGACGATGATGCCGCTGAAGGCGTAGGCGCTGTTGTTGGGGAGGATTACTTGGTTGTTGGTGGAAGCTGAGTTGCCAGGAATAGAACTTAATGCAACTGGCGTTGCATCACTTGTTTGCTTTCCTAATACCAAATCACCAGTTTGCGCAGAGCCTACTTCTGAACTAAATGCTTCAGAACTGTGAACGCGCTTCCCCTGGATGTTTGATCTGCCTCTGGACCCCGTACAAACAGCGCTAATTTCCGTAGCTTCGCACAAACTACCTAATGCGACCGTGTAAAAAGTTGACGCCGTATTGCTGTTGCCCAATGCAACACCGCGACTTCCCGACGCAGTATTAGATCGCCCCATAGCAACGGACCAAGCGCCACTTGCTGTATTGCTTTCTCCAGCAGAAAAGCTATCCTCCCCGGTGGATGTATTTCTATCCCCAAAAGCAAAAGCCCCGGTTGCAGTAGCTTTTGCCTGATACCCTATAGCGACACTATTAGCCCCAGTAGCGCCATAAGTGCTTGTATTGTTCGCCACCGCAGCAGCAAAGCTGTCGGTGCCAGAAGCGTAGGAGCCGCCGAGGGCCATTGCTCCAGCGCCGGTGCTGGCCTGGGCGCCTTGGGCTGAAGAATTGAGACCTAAAGCACTGCCGTAACTAGCAATAACAGATGCACCGCGCCCAAGCGAAATTGCACCAAAACCGGACGCTGTTGTTGATGGTCCTAAAGCAACAGCATCAGTTACCGTTGCGCTAGATGCAACACCAATAGCTATAGCATTTAAACCAGACGCAGCTGGTCTTGTGGCGGTGTTTTGTATATTTTCCGAATACCCCCGCATTGTCTTTTTATCGCCGGTCTGCCAATTAGTACCGTCGCAGACAATCTGTGTGCCTTCACCTCGACGCAGGACAAGTGTTGTCAGTCCGTCAATAGTCTCAGCACCGCTAGGATCAATAGTAATGGTGCCAGTTCCAGTATTCCAGATCCAGCAATTGAAACCAGCGCCTAACGTCGCTGCCGCGTCCAGAGCGATAGTGAATGTTCCAGACGTGCAATTGATGATCGTGCCGAGGTCACCGGCAACGACGGTGTAGGCGCTGGTCTTGTTCTGGATCGTTAGGGTTGCGGAACCGCCGCCTGCGGTCGCCCACGATGTGTCTGTTCCATCTGTGGTCAGGAACTTGCCGCTGTTGCCGCCCTGAGATGGCAGCAGCGCGTTCAGCGCAGCGTTGGCCGTTGTCTGTCCTGTGCCGCCGTTTGCAATCCCAAGAGTTCCAGTAACGCCAGTGGCGAGTGGGAGCCCTGTGCAATTTGTCAGGGTTCCGCTAGATGGCGTTCCAAGGACTGGAGTTGTAAACGTCGGGCTTACCGACAACACCATGTCGCCAGTGCCAGTGACTGCGTTGTTTAGCGTGACGCCGCCGTAGGTGAGCGCACCAGACATCGACACCGCACGCGGGAACGTGTAGGTATCTCCTGCGCCTGGGGCTCGCAACTGAGGAGTTGCGGCATCGAGAGCAATGACTTCAAACGCTGCCATGGTCAGACCACATATGGGGTGCCGTTACTTGACAGCACCGTAGTTGTGATGGTGTAGGACGCGCCAGTGCTAGAAAGCACTGTCAGCGGCACAACGTATGTGTTCCCGGCACTGTCCTTGATATTAAACGTTGTCGGAGGTGCTGGCGCAACAGTTCGCCTAAAGTGCCGAAACCTTGAGCGCGTTCTGTTGCGGGCAAGCATTAAATTCCCTTGCCTGACATGATGTGAAGCGAACCTGTGCCAGACGCAGTGATGTACGCCACAACGTTCTCAAACCGCCCCTTTGACAGCGAGACTTGAGTATTGGGCAGCACAGGATAGTCGGCAGTCGTAGCCACAGCAGAATCAACTCCAGTCCGAATGTAGGCCGTCACACTGTCGCTGAGATTTGTCAGAACAATAGACGGCCCAGCGCCAGTCAGGGTCGAATAGGCCGAAGTCGCCCCCGGAGCAACCGTTACTCCGGTGCCGTATGCTGGACAGAAGGTTTCGGTTGCTGCTGCCATGGGTTATCCGATCCGATACCAAGAGTTCTGCGCCTGCACGAAGCGCATGCGGTAGAAGCCGTTTGCGGTCAGCGCAGTCGGTGCGCCATTGGCAGCACTTGCGCCATTGAGCGACAGCGTAAACGACGTCACGATCTGCGTGCTGGTGATCAGCACCTCAGTGCCATCAGGCGTGGCCGTGTTCAGCGGCAGCGTGATGGTGCCACTGGCCAGCGTGCCGGCGGGCTGAAGCAGCATCCACTGCTGCTCCGATACCGGCGTTGGGACGGCGATTGAGAAGCCCGTCGTCGGGACGTAGATGTTTGTCGCGACCGTAGGCGCAGCAAACTGCTCTTGGAAATACGCCAGCAGAGCCGAAACCGGTAGGCGACGAGCGTCACCAGTGCTGGGCGCGTAAATCGGGAACTGATCGCCGCCAGTGACCTGCGTCTGAAGCGGAAGCTGATTGATCTGCGGCATGATGCGGCCTCAGTAGTACTCGATGACGCCATCCGGGCCTGATAGCACAGGATCGACCGGCGGGCGAATGAACGGATTGTCGTACACGCGCCAGGGCTTCGTGCCTGCGCCTGCGGGCATCGTGCTCGGCAACTGCTGCGGAATCGGCGCAGTGGCTCGCGAAAGCAGCGTGTTGTACGCCTGCTTGGCCACCATCATCGTCTGCGGCATGATGGCTTTCCCGTAGCTCGCCGCCAGCCGGATACCCAGGTTCGTGATGATCGCCTCGTTGGCGCTGTCAGGCACGTCGGAGGCGGCATTGATGTCGCTGAACTGCGGGCTCGACGGCAGCGGATAGCCCAGGCGGATGCCCTTGGCGTTCCACTCGGCCATCATGGCGTCCAGGCGGCGCAGGGCCTGATCCAGATCTTGCGGCTGGAGGTCGAACACATAGCCCGCCATGCCGATTTCGGCAAACGCGGCTTCGACGAACTGGCGTTTGCTGTATCCCATGTTCAGACTTCCTTCAGCGCAGATTCGATTCTGGCAAGCAGGGTTTTGTCGCCGGTGCGGCCATCGAACTTGATGCCGAGTTCTCTGGCCTTTGTCTCCAGTTCTGCTCTGGTGACAGGCGCATTATCCTCCAGCACCTCGACAGCAGGGGCCTCCAGTACAGGGGGCGTCGCAGCGGCCACCCGCGAAGCCTTGAAGTTTTTGCGTTTCTTCTGCTTCGCACTTTTGATCGCCCTCCAGTCTGCCACGCGCCGGACGGTCTTTGCGGCCTCTCCAGCCGCGTCAAACGCCTGCTGCATAGTCAGATGCCACCCAGCATCCAGATACGCCTGTAGGTCGTCCTGGTCGCTTGCAGAGGCTATCTTGTACCGACGCCCGAGAAACTCGTAGTTGCCCGGACTGCGATAGACGTGGATGGGGAAATCGGTCATTTCTTGGGAGGTGCTTTGCTCGGCTTGCCGGCCTTCATCGCGGCCCTGCGTGCGGTACTCAGTGCCACAGCGACGGCCTGCTTTTGCGGCATGCCAGACTTCATCTCCTTGGAGATGTTGCTGCTGATCGACTTCTGAGAATAACCCTTCTTCAGAGGCATCAGATTCTCCTTGGAAAAACAGGGGCCGCAGCCCCTGTCCTTATACCACTACCTCAGTGATCAGGGAACCTGATTGAACAGCAGGATGCCGCTCATTTCCGGCTGCTTGTTCACCACACCGAACAGCGTATCCAGACGATACTTGATCGTCATGCTGTCGATGTCGTAGAACTTCTGCATCACCAGTTCGATGCCCTGGTCGGTGCTGGCGCGCATCACTGCGGTGCCGGCATCGGTCGGGACGGCGTAGCGGCCCGGCAGGAGTTCCAGAGCGTCGCGCTGCCAGAACACGTTGATCGGAGCAGCGTCGATGTTCAGCCAAGTGATCGACGCGGTGCCAGAGACGCTGGCCACGTTGATGTTCTTGTACTGAAGCTCGGCGTCCGTCGGGGACGAGTTCGCGCCGATCATCGGGGGGCTGATCGTCATCGTGGTGCCGCTGTCGACCGAGATCACACGGAAGGTCTTGAGTTGCCCCGTCGACTGCTTCGTGATGTGATGGACAGCCTCGATGCCCGCGATGGTGAAGCAGTCGCCTGCATTCACACCAGACGTCGTGGAGACCGTCACGGTCTGGTAGCGATTGTCCACGTTGATTTGACCGCCGACCGAGTTCGACGTCGCTGCCGGGACGTACCGCACCTGTGCGCCGTTGGTGGCGATGGTGACGGTAGCGGTCTGGGCGGTGATGCGATTGGCGTAGTCGAGCTTGTAGGTCTCGAAACCAGCCACCATGCCGACATACGAACGCTCGTAGGCCTTGTCAGACTTGTTGTTCCCGAACGAGCGGGTTGCAACAGCCAGATTACCAGCCAGACCGTTGTAGTCGCGGCTCGACAGGGCCATGTAACGGTTCTCGGTCGGAACGCCTTGCTCGTTCATGATCGAGTCGCACAGAGCAACGTCGTCGTAGTCGCCAGCAGCGCCGTTGATCGGAACGACCAGCGTGCCCTGGTTGGCAGCGACGTTCATGATCGCGACGTTGATGTCCGAGGCCAGACGCTGCTTGGCGGCATCGCCCAGGCGACCTTCTTGCAGAGCATCGCGCAGTTCCAGCGTGGTCATCGTCCACGGCACGGTCTTGCTGAAGCCCAGCGTGGCGGGCACGGCCAACTGCGTGAAGTCCTGATAGTCCGAGGCGATGGAGGTGCCCGGGGTCGAGGAGATCGAGGTGGCGATGTACGGCTGCGGACGCCAGATGGTGTTGCGCGCACGCTCCATCATCTGACTTTCGGTGCGGTAGATGCTGACGTTGCGAGACAGCACCAGCGCGTCGTTGAAGCCCTCAAGCAGGTCTTCGAACGCTACGCGCTCTTCCTTGGAAAAAGCATTGGCCATGATTGGCTCCTAAGATCAATGAGTGACTGATGCGGCTAGGGCCGCGCCTGATACTCACCAGTCAGAGCCGGCGGACGCTCGTTCGATGCGCTACTGCCGACTTCTGGCTGGCGAGACCCGCGCTTGGTGCGGAATATACACCATTGCGGGAATTTGTCTAGCGTCGTGCGGCTTCCTTGTTGCGCAGTTGCCGCCGGTACGCAATCACCTTGGACATATCGCCCGTGCGCTCTGCCTCAGAACGAAGGCGCTCCAGATGCGAATCAACCGCACCGCTGATCGAGGTGGTGCTGCGCACGCTGGACTCGGGTGGCGGCGGGGTCTTGCGGGGTTGGACTTTCAATTGCGCCTCCAGTTTCGCCACAGCGAATGCAAATTTCACAGGGTCAGAAATAGTTGCGAGTTCCTTGGCCTTGCTCGGATTCTTGCCCAGCGCGTACACGACCATCGCCGGGTTGTCCGCGCCTTGCAGTAGCACGCCCTGCTGGACGGTGTTCAGCGCCTCCTGCACCGTAGATTCGGCGTCCTCGTAGTCGCGCACCTTCAGCGACTGTTTGGCCGCAGCGTAGCCCTCCAGTTTCTCTTGCCACTGGCGCATCTGCTGCTGCTCGGCATGCTTGACGCGCGACTGAAATTCCTCGACCTGCCGCTTCTGGCCGAACCAGTTGTCCAGCGCCGCCTCGTACTTGCTGGAGTCGTAGTCGAAGTCCTCCAGTTTTGGCTTCGCGCCGAGTTTCGGCACCGCCATCTGGGGCGATTGCACCTGCTGGAGCTTAGCCTCCAGTTCACGGATGCGCCGCTGATCCTCGCGGTTTTTCTTCCGCAGGTCACGCACCCACTCGGGGGCCTGCTCTTCCTCCTGCGCCGGCTGCTCGTCGCCAATCGTGATGACGACCTCTTCCGGCTCCGGTGCGGCCTCGGCCTCTGGTGGCGTTTCTGGCTGCTCGGCCTCCAGTTCGGGTGCTTGGACTTCCTCTTCGACTGCTTCGTTCATTGATGCTCCATCTCGGCCATTGGAGGCTGGCCGGTTGCCTTGGGGGGATCATTCGTATCCGGTAACGTCCGAGTAAGCGCCTGCCACGTCTCCAGGCGACCAGCCGCCGCCCGTAAAGCCGCCCTGGCCATAGCCCCCCGTTGATTCGCCGCCAGAAATCGGGGTGCTGGCTATTTGGCCGCCCCGCCCAATTCCAAACGTCTGCGCGGGTCCAGCCGCAATGGGAGTGCCGTACTCTGTGAGGAAATTAGGCGTCAGTTGACCGAAACTAGGAATGCCTTGCGGTGCAGCGCCTTGCGTTGCAGGCTGACCAAACGGACTGCCAGCCATATCCATTTGCGCCGCTGCCATGCTTGCGTTTTGCATTGCAAGCGTCACGGCAGTAGTCGGGTCAACGCCTTGCGCAACCAAACTTGCCGCCGCCGACCCTGCGGCAATGGACGCCTCCTCTCCCAAACCGTACTGAACGCCAAGGTTGTAGGCGTTTTCGAAAGAACTTATGCCCGCACGAGAATCAATATTGGAAGCCATTGAGCCAAGCGGAACCGACTGCTGCTGTTGCCCAAACAGACGATTTTGCAACCCGCTAAACAATCCTTGCCCCTGCTGAGCTTGCTGCCCCTGCGCGCCGCCCCCAAGGAATCCAGCCATGCTTTCGCTTGGCGGTTTCCCGGTGGCCAGGTAACCGGCGGCAAAGGCTATCGGGTTGGAAGCGAAAGCCAGCGCATCAAATGCCTTTGCGCCAATTTCAGATCCGCTTTTTCCGGCAAATGGGTTGACAAAGCCAGCGCCGACGTCGCCGGTTCGCATTTCGCCCGTCATGTAAGCGTTATCCGGCATCTCGGCCATGCCGCCCATCATCGGCAGGCGCAAGGGCTGAGCCGTTGGCGCGGTTGGCGCGGTAGCCGTCGGCGTTGCCGGCCCCTGGATCGGCCCGGTCAGCGAGACCAGCGGCGCAAATTGAATCGGGGTGTACTGCGAGGCGAACCCGGAGGTGCCTCCGAGTGCCGGGTCACTGAACTGCGTTGCCACTTTGCGCTCCCATTTCAGTCATTGCCATCATCGTGTCCAGCACGATCCGTCGATCGGCCAGACTCATCTTCGCCAACGTCTCCTGCACCTTCGCGCGCTTCAACTGCGCGTCGGCCAGCGCGTTTACGCTGTCGGCCTGGGCCTTCTGCGCCTGAGCGCGTTCTTTCTCGGACACGGCCTGGATGTACAGAACGTTCGGATCAGGCTGCTGGTTCTGCGCGGCCTGGGCCAGTGCGGCGGCTTCCTCGTCGGTGGGCTTGACAACGCCCGCCGTGACCAACTCGCGGCGCATGAAGTCAGCGACTTCCTGCACGCCG